TCTGGAAACATATCCTGATGCAAATGAAAAATCAGCGAATGCCGCCGCATCTCGACTGTTAGCTAAAGCTAGTGTTCGGAAGTACCGAGACCAGTTGATCCAAGATGTGATTTCGTCTAAAAAAGACGAACTGCAATTGCTTTTCGTTGAGATAAATCGGGAACTTGTATCCGCAACATTGGCCGATTACATCGATGACACTGGGAATGTTGATATTGAGAAAATCAAAACGCTCCATCCGGCCGCTGTAAAAGAGATTACTACCCGACGCACATTTACGAAAGCCGGTGACGAGATCGTCGACCGGACGTTTCGACTCGCAGATAAGACGAAATCGTTGGAGATGCTTGGGAAATACACGGGAATGTACAAAGATAAAGAAGGCGGGGACGTCCATATTCATTTCGGAACGGAAGAGTCTGGTTTGTGAGGTGCGAATTCATTGAGTGTCGTGATTTTCGATCAGATAAAGTGGAACGAAAAGCAGAAGATGGCCCTCGAACTGCTCTCAGACACAGTAAAGCGGTTCATAAAGTTTTGGGGTGGTAGTCGGTCAGGAAAAACTTTCCTGTCCATCCGAGCGATCCGGATCCGCGCTTTGAAATATCCGGGTTCGAAACATCTCGTATGCCGATATTCGTTTTCGAATGCAAAAAAAACGATCTGGCTTCAGACGATGCTCCCACAATTTAGGAAAGATGAAAAACTTGGCTTATGTGAAATCCTTGAACAACCTGGAATTGTCCGGTATAAAAACGGATCTTACGTTATCCTTGGAGGACTTGAACCGTCCTCGATTGACTCGATTCTCGGGGCCGAATATGCTACTATTTTCGTCACGGAAGCAAATGAAAATAAATGGTCTGTGATCGAGTCTCTTATGACACGTTTGAATGACACTGCAGTCGACGATACCGGTAACATGATCAAAACGCTATTTATTGTAGATCTTAATCCGACGACTAAACAGTCCTGGTCTTATAAAGTCTGGATGCTTGGAATCAACCCAGAAGGAGAAAAACCAATCGGAAATTTTTCTGAGTACGGAAATCTCCACTTCCGGCCAGAAGACAATATCGACAATCTTTCAAAAACATATCTCACAACATTAGATAATCTTTCGGGTGCGAAACGGCAACGCTATCGAATCGGTGATTACGGTTCGTACGAAGGACTTGTCTTTAATTTGGATGAAGAGACGCACATTGTAGATGACTTCAGGATCCCGACAAATTGGAAGAAAGTTCGCGCGATCGACTTCGGATATACACACCCTTTTGTTTGCATTTGGCTGGCTTATGATGCCGCAAATGACTGCATATACTTTTACCGCGTTCATTCCCTTGCACAAAACACAGTCCGAGCACACGCCGAATATATCAAAAGACTTTCTATTCTCGACCTTCCCGAGCAAGAGCAGAATGGCCTAGAAGCTTGGCGGCTTGCGGAAAAACTCTACTCGTCCACGGTAGCCGACCATGATGCTGAAGACCGGGCGACTCTCCATGAATATGGAATTGTAACGAAACCGGCAAACAAGGAAGTCTTAGCGGGAATCGATCACTGTATTGACCTCCTGGATTTCAACGAACATAAGCGACCGCGAATGAAATTTTTCCGTTCTTGCACTCCACTTCTCAACGGACTCAACACGTATCGGTGGCGCTCTTCAGAATCGAAGTCAACAAAGCCAAAGGACCGCGAAATAATTAAGGAAGATGACGACGAAGTTGACGCTATGCGATATGGCACAATGGAAATGCTTCCGAATGCGAAGCCTTTTATCGCTTCGGCCCACGTTGCTCACTAAAAAAATTTCGAATTTCGCTGACTGTTTTTCGTAAAAAAACTACTGTCGAAATAGATGGCGGAAGATCCGAACAAAATTATTTTAGAAAGGCACCATCCTGATATATCTGCACGTCTTGAGGCGTATCAACTTATCACAGATTCCTTTCATGGTGGTTTAGATTACATTAGAAAAGATTACCTCATTCAGTACTTGAAAGAAACTTCAAATGTTTACGAAAATAGAAAAAAAAGATCTGTATTTTTAAATCACACAGCACCAATTGTCGACGTTCTTGTTGGACTCCTTTTTAACGAAAGGCCAAGCCGAAAAGTCCCATCCGAAATCGAAGATATTTTACTTCACGCCAACAAAAGACAAAGTTTTCAGGAATTTTTCCAAGAAGTTGCTACAAAATCACTGCTAAATACCTGCGGAATTCTCGTAGATTCGCCTTCGTTTGATCCAAACGAAATCAAAACCCAAGCGGCACGCAAAGCAGCCGGTTTACAGCCTTACCTGGTCCTTTACGAACTCAATCAAATCCGTGATTTTTCCGTAAATGAAGCAGGAGAACTTCTTTGGATACTTCTTGATAATACGTACGAAGAAGACGAAGATCCTTTTCGTAAAAGAAAAACGATAACACAATATCGACTTTGGACAAAGACAACTTATCAAGATTTTACGAAAGGGGATAAAGATCAGATTGTTACTGCACAAGCGATACCTCACAATATCGGGAAAGTTCCGTTCGTTTTTGTAAGTTGGAACGATAAGACAAAGACACTCATAAATCAAACCGTCTTTGAAGACATTGCAATAATTGATAAAAAAATCTATAATTACCTGTCCGTTGCAGACGAGGTAATCTATTCAGGTTCATTTGCTCTTTTTGCCTATCCAGGTAGCATTCCGGACGCAATTGAAAAATCAGGACTTGCAAGTCTTGATTGGATTACATTTGATTCCAATTCCAGTCACCTTCCTACGTTTATAAGTCACGGAATCGAAGCACTGTCTGGAATCGTATCTTTTATAGATAGCCTTGCAAAAAAAATTCTCCAAAAAGTCGGTCTCGATAAAGACGAAGAAAAGTCTGGAGTTCAATCGGGAAAGGCAAAGTTACTTGAATACAAAGTTGCAAACGCTTTTCTTCTATCCGGGGCGACACGACTTGAAAAGGCCGAAATTGAATGTCTTGAACTTGCACTCAGTTGGCTAAGCTCCGAATTAAAAGCGTCCAAGATTTCAGTTACCTACAAAAAGAAATTCGAATCTGTTGATATTGACAAAGCAATCAACACACTCCTTACGATCTTTAACGATCTTAAATATACTGCCGTCAAGAAACGAGTTGCAAAAGAAATCGTGAACACGGCGTTTCCGGAAATTCCGGAAAAAGAAAAAAATGAACTCTTCGATGAAATTGATAACACGAACGAAGACGAGCTTCCCGGTTTCGTAAAGAAATACATCGAAGAGCAAAGCAATAATTCGGCTGCCCCTTCCGACAATGGAGCAAAGAAGACTAACGGAAGTTCCTCCGACACAGGAACGAAACTAAATCCGGGTGGCGATCCCGATAACAGCGCAAGCGGTTAAAAACCGAGACAGGAGTAAGTATGTTTTTAAGGAATGAGCATAGAGTTATGGAAGAGGACAAAGGTGGCGAAGGTCAAGGTGGTGCTGGCGAAGGTGGCACAGCAAACGAAGAATTTGTGGAACTTAACATTGCCGGAACTTCTCATAAGGTTCCTAAAGCCGTTGCGCAAGCATTTGGTTCTTTGAACAAAAATCTTCGAACAATGGAATCCGATTACAAAACTCTTAAAGATACAGCGACGAGCGCGAAAGGTGAGGAATATCAGGAGTTACTTGCAAAATTTCAGGAACTTGAATTAGAAAAACTTCCGGAAAAGGAAAGGGAAGCGATACGTCTTAACGGAGAAGTCGCAAAACTGAAAGGGCTCCATGAAGTGGAATCGAAAAACTCTGCACGATACAAATCACTGTTCTACGAGAATGCGATTCAAACCGCAATTAACGCGGCGCTCTCCAGCCATGAACTATACGATGCTGAACAAACCTCGCAACTATTGAGAGTGTATGGTAAACCGGCACTCATCGAAGATACAAACGGTGGATTCAGAGTCGTATTAAACATGGATTTCGATGGGAACGGCGTCCAAGAGTTCGACCCAAAAGAAGGGGCGGCAAAATGGCTCGGCCTTTCGAAAAATGCAAACTTACTCAAAAACAATTTAAACCCAGGCGCAGGGACACCGTCCGGTGGAAAGTCTGGGCCCGGCGGTTCTCGTGTATTTACACCTGAGTCTTGGCAAAGGGAATTCTCCAATGCAAAGGATGAGAATGCACGAAAGGAACTCATGCGAAAAGTTAAATCCGGGGAATATGTCGTAAAAACAGCCTAAGGAGAATTATAAATGGCTAATACACTTCTCAATCTAATTCAGACATATCTATTGCCGCAGGTTCTTCCTGTGCTTAGAGAAAGTCTTCAGATGCCTGCTTTGATTCGTCGAGATCTTGACGATGTAGCACAAAAAAAAGGCGACACGATTCGTGTTCCTTTACCGCAAAACATGGGACCAGCTCAGAACATGAACACTGCAACAGGATCAACATCGACCGATCTTGATGATCCGTATGTTGATGTGAAACTCGACCATTGGAAATATAAACAATTTCAAATGGACGACAAGGAAATGATGGATTCTCTTTCGGAAGCAATCATTCCGTCTGGTGTAGAGGGCGCAATCAAATCGCTTGCTAACGATATTGATCTATCACTCTTATCTCTGTACAAAGATATTCCATATTTTTCAGGGACGGCGGGAGTAACTCCAAGCACTGCAGATTCGATTATCGACGTTCGCAAGGCATTGCAAAAAAACCTTGTTCCACAAGACAGTCGCAAGCTAGTGCTTGATGTCGAGGCCGAAGCGAATTTTCTCAATATCTTCAAGGATGTCGATAAAACAGGTGAAACCAGCGCTTTGAGAGAAGCGTCAATTGGAAGAAAATTCGGTTTTGATACCTACTCAGACCAACTCGTTCCTTTCCACACAAAGGGAACCGCAGCTGGATCTCTTCAGGTAGCTGGAGCTGTTGCACAAGGTGAAACTGTTATGAACATCGACGGGGCAGGGGCATCTCAAACTTTGAAAAAAGGTGATCTCCTTACGATCGGCGCTCTTCAGTTTGTAGTAACTCAAGATATTACAGCAAACGGATCAGGTGTTTTCACTGGTGTGCGGTTATATCCAGAAGCTCCTGTTGGTGGAATTGCGGATAATGTAGCGATTACGTTAATTGGAAGTCATACGCCAAATTTAGCGTTTCACAAAGACGCTTTTTGTTTAGTGATTAGATCTTTAAAAGACGAAGAATCCGAAAGTTCAACAATCGCGGCTGCAAAAGATCCGATTTCCAACATTCCATTGAGGGTAGAAACCTGGAGAGAGGCCGGGAAAGCGACAAGATTTTGGCGCTTTGATATTCTATATGGATTTGCAACACTCAGACCAGAACTTGCAGCGAGACTGTTGGGATAAAATCAAGATCCGGGAAGAAATTCCCGGTTAGGAAAAATTATGGAAATTGAATACATTACACTCAGGAAGCAGACCGCGAAGGGAATTTTCCCGGTCCAGGTTCCGCCGCATCGCATCCTTTACCATTTGGAGAACGGTTATCTTCCTCCCGAAGGAGTTTCCGAAGCAGATGCACTGAAATCGGCAAAAAATTTTTTCGAGCAGCATCAAGCAAAACTCGTGAAAGAATCGAAAGGTGAAAAGCAAACAGAGCCAGATTCCAGTAAGAAGGAGGCGACTCCGAAAGCGACATCTCCGAAGGAAAAGAAGAAGCCCGAAGGAGTTTCCGAAGCAGATAAAACCGCAGATACGCAACCGGCACAACCTGCCGAAGAACAACCAACTCAAACCGAAGACTCTCATGGAGTAGAAGGACAGTAACCGTGCGTTTCGGACTGGTGACAATCAAAGAAGCGGATGACTTTCTTCAATATCTCTCAGGTGGAAACGCCTGGAGAGATATAAAGAGAAAGGAATATTACGCTTCTGGAATGGTGACAGCACTCGTGACAGCATTGGTCGGGTTCGATGTTGATTTTACCACAGGAGTGACAGCTCTTGTAGTAGGGGAAACTCTCGATATTGATTTCCAGCTTGTCAAAGTTGTATCTATCGAAGGGCCGCTTAACGCAACGATTGAACCTATCGAACAAGATGTCATCACACCAGTCCGTTTTCGTAGAATTCCGGATACCGAGGTCGCTTCTCTCCAAACTCTTTACGAAAAGAAGAGAGAAGCACTCGTGACAGCGGACATCAAACTTAATAGCTCGACTGCATTTAGATACGATCTCGTCTCTTCGGAAACTCTTCGAAAAGCGCAGATCGTTTTTGCACTTGAGCTTTTTAAAAACCCAACTGGAAACAAACACGCTGAAAATCGTGCAAACGGGATTCAGTCTTATTCGATTTCTGACATGAGTTACACGTACAAAACCGGCTCCATCCAGGACATTCCGGAATCGGTTTTTGATCTCGTAAAAAAAGAAGGCGCTCCAGGTGCAGGTATGTTTGGACAAGGAAGGTTTGTATAATGGATCAGGCTGACCAGCTCATACAAGAATTGGCCGAAAGACAATTCAAATTTCTCCGTACACTACTATCAGACGTTGAACACCGTCTTGATAAGTATATTACAGAATACGCATTAAAAGTGAAAGAATATCTTATTTCGGTAGGACAGATTCCTGGAAATTACGAGTTGTTTGTTGAACGTAGATATAAAGAGATCATTGCCCTGTACGATGAATATCTACTAACATTTCAAGGAGGAATTGCACCAACTCTTTTCCCATCCTACAATGATGGTCGGAGAATAATTGAATTATTCTTACACAAATCTGGAATCAATTATTCATCAGGTGTGATTGATTCAAAAACAATTTCTGCTCTTGTCCGAGATGCCTCTCATGATTTCCGAGTTGCTATTGATTCGTCAAAGGACATGTTTAAATCTTTTTATAAACTTTCGAAACAAGGAATTTTTACAGAAAGTGAACTTTCAATTGCGGCTGCAAAAGGAATTTCTTTCCGGGGTAGTCCTGGTGACGTTCATCGAGCAATCCGCGACCTGTTCCTAAATTCTGATATTCGTAAAACTAAATTCACTACTCTTTTTTCGGCAAAGGACAGAGAAACGAGACAATTTTTTATAGATAAATTTGGAGAAAAGAAATTCTTAGAGTTAGAAAAGAAAGGCTCTAAGTTATTAAACAAACAATATATCCGAATCGTGAACAAGAACGGTGACGACATGTATTTTACAGTCGATCGTTATTCCGAATTCGTCGCAAGATCACGAATCACAGATTCCCAGGTGTCCGGATCGATTGAAGAAGGTGGACGAGCAGGAATCATTCTTTATAAGGTTCCTGGACATCAAACAACTGCAGACGTTTGTAAACCGCATGAAGATGTAATCTATACAACAGACAAGGAATTGTCAGAAGCAGGCGTTTTTCCGTTCCTCTCACAACAGAATAAACCTGGTTATCACCCGATTTGTTCCCATAGAATTTTCCCTTATCCTATTACAAAATCACAACTCTATTTGATTACAGTACAGAAGGCCGGATCGAACTTTGCAAACGCCTGGTTCCAAAAGCGTGGGTATGTCGTTCCTGTAGGAGTCGCCGCGTGATCATCAAAGTTATAAAGCCCGTTTACGATAGATATAACGAGATTATTCCAAATCAAACAACCACGATTGAAGTAGATGCGATAAGAGTAACGTCATCAACACAAATCAAAAAAAGTCCAGAAGGAGAACCACAATACACTTCTGTGAAAATAATTTTTCCAGCAGGATCGAACGTCCAATCGAGAGATAAGATTAAGTGGGAAGGAAGAGACTTATCTATTATTGATTTTTATTCCGCAAAAGACGCACTTGAAAACGAAGAATATATTCGGGTGTTTGCATAATGGGTTGGGATACAAATCAAGAAAAATTCGACAAACAGATGGATCGACTTGCGTCAATAGGGAACGGCAACCCTGAAGATCCATTAAAAACTGTTTTAAAGGAAGGACTTTTTAAGTTGAATGATATTATTCAGAACACAAATCCACAACCTCAAAGGCAAACTGGGAACATGAAATCTGCATTTGAAATTCATGTTGGAACGGACTTTGTGGAAGACGGAAAAATTCCAGCACCTGGTCGATTGAAAATTCTTCTTTCTCCAAATCTAAACGGACTTAGTCCGAACGAAGGTCGTCTTTTCTACATTGCGCCTTATGCACCTGCACAGAATGCCGGACAGATGAAACGTTTAGGCAAATTGATCACTTTAAAACCAACAAAACCAGGAACGGGACCAGGTTGGTTTACGAAACTAAATCAATCTTCAAATAAGCAAGTTATTCACGATTTTATATCAGAAAGACTTTCTGAAGTTATAGACGAAGAGGCAAACACGTAATGATTCCAGCGGACTCAGACATCAAAGAAGAACACATTGTAGAATATATTGTATCGTGGTTACGAACTCTTCCACAGTTGTCTTCTGTCACAAATAAAATTCAAGCTTTTGAATTACTTCCAGATTCACCAGTTGATTCAGTCCTTGTTCTTTTGTCGGAATATGGAAAACCTAAACCGGAAACATTCGCAGAATCTTATATAGAAATTATTTCTTGTGGGAAAACACTGCGTTCCGCAAGAGAAATTGCATTCTTAATTTATGATACGCTTCGGTATCGTTTCCAGGTAATGCTTCCAACTCCATTTCCGCTTCCACAAGGAATGACAGTGGACCAACTTCCACCGATAGAGTTGAAAAAGATCGCGGCGTCTGGTCGGATTCGCATCGCAGGTAACCTGATGAATGGCGAATACCGTTATAGCACTACATTTATTTTTAGTTAGGAGGAATCGTGGAAGACAAAAGTAAAGAAAAGCTTGTTGTCCTAATTCGTAAGACTCGAAACGGCGATATTACGGCAAAGGTAAACGAATCAGAAGTTGAAGAGTTTCTGAAAAGTGGGTTATATAGACGTTTAACCGAAACGGAAGAGTTGAAACTCTATCCGAAAGAGGAAAAGTCACCTGAAACGCAAAAGGTAACTAAGGTAAAAAATGACTGACGTAATTAAACCAGAAGGCACATCGCCTTTAGGTAGACCTACGGGTCACCTCGGTCCAGTAACAGGACGAGTAGGAATTCCTATCGCACGCAGGCCAGTCGAAATTGGAAATATCACCACAGTCGCAGGTTCGACTATTATTACGGGATCTGGAGGGACTGACTTTACAAGAATCGAACAAAGGGCAAGGCTCAAAATCAACACCTTGAACGGGCCTGAAAATGGATTGGTTAAAGTTAAGAATATAATTTCAGCAACTCAGATTGAATTGTTTGAACCAGTTGGTGTAACACTTGCAAATCAATCGTATAAGATCGCGGATCAGTATAACCTAGGTCTTGCAATTGATTCGTCAATGAAAGAATCTCGTGGGTACGCTGACTTTATAGCAATGCAAACCGGAAAAGCGGCATATAAGAAAATCCTAAATTCTTATTTTGTGACCGTTGAGGTTCAGTTGTTGGAACCAGTTTTAGAACTTCTCCAAAAACTTGATCCTGGATTTAAGATCAATGTCGATGCGTTAACAGGGATGATTAAAGGTGCAGCACAAACCGCTTCTTTGTGGGAAGACATTTTACAAGGTAACGGGCTCGAACTTTCTCTTACCGCGCTCACTGCTCCAAAAACACCTTCGATCGATCCTATGGATACGATAACTTTCCCAGCGACTCGTATCTATCCAGCAGGGGAATGGATGTTTCAAGGTGACAATCCAATTGCCCTAAAAGTTGCGTTCGAAGCACAGTTAGACGAAAGAACGATGTTCAAAGGAAGGCCGGTAGCATACTACCTTGGTGATTTAGGAGCATAACATGGATCAAACAGGGAAAGAATACTCTAAAAAGTTTTATCCTGCTTTGATTAAGACTGAAGACGGGGAAGTTGAAATCCCCGTCTTTCGTTCTGACGTCGGATTACACTTAAGACTATCTAAAGTAAATGCTCAAATTAACAAGATTCGAGAAGAATACATTGGGCTATTTGCAGAATCATTTCAGCTGATTGATGAAGCTTATCAAGATTATCTTGATAATATCGAACTGATCAATCTTGATAAAAAACCAGACGAGAAAAAAGAATTAGCAATCGACAAGATCGGGTTTGCAACACACTACACGACTCTTGCGGATCCTAAATTTGTTGAGAAAATTGATAAATGCGAAACAGCAAGTTTAGCAAAAGCAGAAGAATTCCTAAATACTCTTTTGGAAAAATTTCGTGTGCTTGTTCATGATTCGGATTCATATATTGATATTTTCAATTCTATTCCTTTTAGTGGAACGGATTTTACCGGGTTAACACAATTTACGAATTCACTTGAAACTGAAGCACGAAAATACCGTGGAGAGGGTACTCTAAAAAAGTAGATCCGGACGCGGAACGATTACTTGAAGAAATTCGTTTACGTAAGTCCGGACATTCGTACGAAGAAATATCTAGATATGATTGGGATGAGATTAGGGCTAGAATTATGGCTCTAGATATTCTTGATCTTGAAGAAGATATAAAGTGGATACTTCGTATGTTTTACGGACAAATCGCAGATCCAGAATTATTTAAAAAGAAAGTCAAAGAATTTGAAAACAAAGCATATCTCTTACGTGGAGTTGATACTAGCTCAATTACAAAGTCTTTAGAAGAACTTTTTTGGGAAAATAAGAAACGTGCAGAAGGCACTTGGAAAGATATGAAAGAACAGTTCACGCAAGGTAACGCAATAGATACGACTTCTAGTTAAGTGGAACCGTTATATACGTCTCTCAAGATTGATACCGCGCAATTCAGACGCGAATTAATCGAGATGAAAAAACACGGTCTTGATCTTTCGAAATCATTCGAGAGAGCAGGGATTTCTATCGCCAGTGTCTTTGATCCGAAGACTCCGAAAGTTGCGATAAACTCAATAGCATCCCTCGAAGATAAGTTATCACGTCTCGAAACAAAATACAAAAGACAAGAGATCGGTTCTGCTTCATTTAATCGACTATCAGCATCGATTAAAGAAACAAAAAAGCAACTCGAAGACGCCAATAAAGCAACTCAAGATTTAGAGAAGACAACAGGCGGATTAAAGGCCGCATTCACAATGGCGTTCTCTGGCGTTACTGCTGGAGCTCTCATTTCAAGCGTTCGTTCCGTTATGGACGAAGCGGAAAAAGCAAAGAACACAATGCGCGGTCTTGCGGCCGTCACTCAATTTCAATTTGGAAAAGAAGCCGTACCCGATGCAATTGATAGCGTTCGAAAACTGTCAAGTGAATTAAATCTTAACAAAGATTCTATTGCTGCTGCTTACAAAAACTTTATCTCGATGGGTTATTCGGTTGAGCAATCTACAAAATTAATCAAGGCTCATGCAGATGTTGGCTCGGTATCACGTCAATCCAACTATTCCCTAGCCGAATCTATCGATGTAGCGTCACAAGGTTACAAAAATCAGAACTCCGTTCTTTCCGACGCAACTGGTATTCAAACGAATATTTCCAAGATGCTCGATAAACACGGCATGAAGATGGACGACTTGTCCAGTGCGACAACAAAAGCCGCAGCCCTTCAAGCGCTATATAATGAAACGTTAAAAGAAGCAGAAGCGTTTCAAGGTAAGGCCGCAGAAGCGGCAGCCGGGTACGCCGGGTCAATGGGAGTTTTAGAAAAGAATTCTGCTGAAACTCGTGTTGCCCTCGGGAACCTTTTCCAAGAGTCCCTTCTTCCAATGATCAATTTGGCTGGAAAGGGAACTGGCTTCCTATCCGGATTCTTGTCTGGTAGCGAGAGGGCGACCGAACTTAAAAAACAACTCTCAGACCTTGGGGATCAAATTAAAAAAGTTCCACAGGGAACAGAAGAGTGGAAGAAACTCGATAATCAGATTAAGAAAACTGAATCTGAACTCGAAAAACTTGGGCCTACTGCGGGCCATGTATCAAAGTCGCTTATTGTTGCGGGAACGTCCGGGCTTACTCTTTACTCATCTCTTGTTACGATCACAAAAGGTTTAGAGATGGCCGGTGTTGCAGGAGCCGCGAACTGGACAAAGATTCTAGGTCCTCTTGCACTTGGTGTTACTGCAATGGCTTTCGTCATTGACGTTTCGTACCGAATGAGTAAGGAGGAAAACGAAAAGTTTGGGAAAGATGAAGCTAAGGCGTATGCAGATAAATCTGCAGCAGAGATACGTAACGCATACGAAAATCTTGAGTTAATTGCAAATCTTACAACCGCACACGAAGCAATAAATGAGGAAACATATAAAAGTCAAATTAACTTGCTTAAAGCGTACGGTGTTGAAGTTGATAAGCTATACGGAAAGATGGAAAGGGCTGCACCCGATGGGAAAGACCTTTTCGGACTTAAAGTAGATAAAGCCAAAGCCTTAGTCTCGGAATTAAAAGAACTTGAAAAACAAAAGCAAAACCTAAATAAGCCCACATCTCCTAAAATTAGCGAGGGTGGATCGGGGAAACTCAAACAAGATTTATCCGAACAAAAACGTCTTATAGAAGAGTTTTGGAAAGCGAATCCTTCGACAGTCAAAATTGTTGCAAGTATTCAATCGCAATCTTTTGAATATCTAATCAAACAACTGAGAGATTTTTCACAACGCAAAGGGGCCAAGATCCCACTTGAGTTGGATGGGAAAAAAATCTCGATCGATGAAATCAAAGATAAGGATCAACTCGAACGCGTTGTAAACGCTCTATCGGAGAAATATCAAATACACCCGGACGTTGTTTTAAAACTTAAACCGGATAATCTGGACGAACTTGATGAGTTGATATTAGGATATAAGACTGAAATCGAACGTAAAATCAAATCAGGAAAATTTAATCCGAAAGAAGAATTAAAACTCAAAGCTGAACTTGATGATGCGAAAACCTTCGATAAAATGACTGCTGGGATTAGTAAAGGTAGGTCAGAACTTGAACAACTTACTGGGCCGCTCACTCAAACAGAATCCCAGATTTTCGAGATTGCACAACAGATAAATGTAGCGACAAACAGATCCGAAACATTTGCGGAATCCTTCTCAGCCTGGGGAAAAGTTGGGTTGAGTGTTGTAAGTCAACTTGGTTCCGCATACGTTCAGGTAGCACAAGCACAGGCCCAAGTCGCACAAGTCCATTCGCAAAATCAAATTCAACAAATACAGTTTCAGGCGCAAGTTGCGGAACGAATTTTAGACGCACAGTTACAAGCTTTTCTTTTGGCAAAAGATGCAGAGTTAGCAAAACTCCAAGAGACCCTTGATGCAATGGCCCAAGCTGAACAGGAATATGAGGCTGATAAACAAGCCAGAAGAGATGCGGAAGCGGAAAAAATCCGCCAGCACAATGACGAACTATATAACGAGGACGCGAAACGTCTTGAAGAACAATATAATCTCAAATACATCCAACTTGAAAAAGAACACGGTGACGACATTGATTTCGAATCCAGAAAAAAGGAACTTTTTGCACAACTACAATTAGAAAAGGACGAATTAAGGAAGAGATATAACGACAAAACAACTGCGGATATTAATAAGTCAGAAAAAGACCAAAATGCAAAGGACGAAAAAAAGAAAAAGGAAGACGAAAAGAATCAGAAGGCTATTGCGGAAGAACAGAAAAGAATAGAAGCCGAAAAAGCAGCCGCAACTGCAAAAACTGAAACTGACAAACAAAACGCAAAACGTCTTTCCGCTCTTATAGAGTGGCAAGAGGGAAAGACTGCGTTCGAAGCAAACAAAAAAGCCCAAGTTGCACAAGCGGCATTTGGTATGGCGCAAGCAGCAATCCAAGGAGCTATTACTTTTGCTTCGATGGTTGCAGGTTACACTGCGGCCGGTGCGGCGTTGGCTCCTTCAACTTTAGGTGTATCTATATTTACAATGCCTGCAATCGGAGTAGCCGCTGGAGCCGCATTAGGTGGTGTAGTTGCTGGTGCTGGAGTGGCGGCGGGGACAATGGCATTGTCCGCAGCCCAATCTCAACAATATCCGCCGTTTATGGCCTTTTCTGGTGGTGGACTTGTACAGGGAGGAATTCCCGGAAAAGATTCAGTACCCGCTCTCTTAATGCCACAAGAAACGGTGGTTCCCGAAAAAGGGTGGTCATCGTTGGAGTCTCAAATTGCGGACCGACTAACGCAAAACGTCACAAATCGATCTGGTGACATTCATTTAACCTGGGCACCTTCTTACACTGGCGGAAATATCCCAGATTTTCAGCAACAATATGCAGTTTTTAAAAATTGGTTCCTAACAGACCTAAAAGAGGCCGGGGTTTTGGGTTGATAGCAGAACTGGAATACGGAATATTACCGAAAGGAGATATTATGAAAATTAAACTTACACAATCCTTAATGATAGGAGTATTGTTTTTGACAGGATGTACGTCAGCAGAAATTGAAAAAGCTCAGGCAGAACGTTGGATGTATTCCGAATTCCCAACCCAAGTCCAGCTTGAAGAACATAAAAATTTTGTCCTGACTGAAGATGTTGGGAAACATGACGAAATACTAAAAAGAAAAATAGTCGAATTCTTTACACAGTTCGAAAAAATACAACCTTCTGAAGATGAGAAATGCGAATTGCCAATTCAGTATCAACTTGATTCTAAGAAGAAGAAACACTATCAGAATTATTATCTCGATAATGCTCCATACACGTATGTTCATTGCGATGTTTTAATTCGTAGTTCTGTTGGTTCCGGATTCAGCGATTTTCATTATATGAAAACAGCTATATTATATAAAGTTTCAGTTAGCAAAAATCAAATCATGCTTAAGATTTTTGGAGCGTTTATGCGTAATCAGTATGATGAAGGCTCGTCACATCGCATAGAAAGACAAATTGAATTTGTTCAAATCGAAAACTTTGCGCAAAAACATTTTGCCAATCTCATAAATTATCTAAAAGAAAAATGAAATCCCTAACAGACCTAAAAGAGGCCGGGGTTTTGGGTTGATAGCAGAACTGGAATACGGAATATTACCGAAAGGAGATATTATGAAAATTAAACTTACTAATCTTTTTGCGTTGCTTATTTTTGCGCTTTATAACTGCGTAACATTTTCGAGGCCTACGAACAAAGAAATCATTTCAGCAAACTACGGCCCTAAGCCTGATCCGGCCGTAGTAGAAGTTCTGACCAAGGTTCACGTTGGTAAGATGTTACTGGATCCACAAAGTGTTCAATGGGGAGAAATCTCTGAACCTCGAAAGGTATGGGCTTTCTCCTTCTCCGATTCAAAAGAAGCGCATCTTTACGGTTGGGGTGTCTGTATCACGTATAATGCAAAGAATCAGTTTGGTGGTTATTCAGGTTTCGAACCAGCGGGGGTTCTTTTTCAGAATGGGAAAATAGTGCGATCATCTATCGATAAGTGGACAAATCAGCTCAATGGAGCGGATAACTTCTATGGCGTTTACTACTATACTAACTTTTGCCCAACTCATAACAAAGAATTTTGGACTCACGAAGAAGAAGACAACAACAGGAATTATGAATAAAGAAGGAAATTGAAAAAAAGGGATTATGAAATTTATTATCGAAGACAGCCTAGGCAACACGTATAGGGACACACTTGATCCGTGTGTTCTCGTGTCTCCTGTTGACTTCGATCTTTCAGAGAGTGCAACACCCCGATTAGAACAGTGGGGTTCTGTAGACAACTCGAACCCATATATTGCCTCAAGAAAACTCACTCTCTGGATTTCAAAATCTTTTACAAACGATTCGGATTACTTTTATTTTAAATCAAAAACTACCGCTTTCTTTTTGAATAATAAGCCACCATTCTACCTTGTCGATGTCGCTAATCGAAGAAGGACAAGAGTAAAGTTCTCAAAATTTCCGGAACAATTTGATAAAGGGAATGAAGCAAGAATAGAAAAGGAAGTTCCGTTAGAGTTTATTCTTAATGACGTCCTTTGGGAAGACGATGAAGAATCCGATTCGGATTTCCTCCTTCTCGCTTCTGGAGGTTCGCATGAATTAGAACTTCCAGACAACTATCTCGACGGTTACGGAATCTTCGAACTTGAGGCCGTATCGGATTATAACCCTGATTTTTCTTTTGATCTTTTCGACGAGAACGGAAAGGGCTTCGCAACGATCCGGATACAAAGCCTTACATTTTCGAATTCCACCGAAGTTAACAAGTGGATGAAAATCGATAACGATTATGGTAAAATTTACATTGGAGGTAGACCGAATCCAAATACAGTCATCACCTACTCAAAAAATAATCTACTCTGGACGGGTGGAAACTTTCTTAGATTCCGTGCGAGGATGAACCGGATCGTATATACCTCTATCAACTCTTCACCAATTCTTTTCCGATTGCGATCCCGTGGACGGAGGTCAAACTAGTGGGCTACGCAACTTTCGAGGGGGCAACTTACGGACACGGAGAAAAGGCTGGTGATCCGACCGGTTTCGGATCCTGTTACGGAAGTTCGGTAAAAGGTGAACCTACTCAAAGTACAATTTTCCAAGAATATTCCGGCGGACCTGATGAAGATTCTCAAGTGCAATTTACAACTAGCTCTGGAGCCCTGACAGCAAAATTCCCGCTTGGTGTAAAATACCCGATCGTCTCAAGTCTCAAATATGTTGTAGACGAAACCGGTTCGAAGTCCGGGGAAATGAAACTTGCAGAAAAGCCAGACGTTCCTCTCCCTCGTTTTGCTTCGTTTAAGACTCGGATTGACGACAAGGACGTATTCAAAGGATATATCTATGATCCACCTTCCCAGTTCCAAAAAAATAAAAACGATTTATCATACAAAATGTATGGGATGCGCAAACGCCTTGAAGAAGTTACAATAGAAAATGATCTCAGATGGAATATACAAAGTATTGAAATAACTGGAACGGATAACACAGACGCAATTATTAGAATTTCTGGAAACTCAGTCTATCCGCAAAATCTTTCTTCCGCAACCATCGGCCCAGGAATGAGAGTGAGGATTAGAGAAACTGAAGATTCAGAAAATGAAGGGTATTTCGAAATCTCGGATTTAATTGATAGCCTAACTCTCCGAATTCACAACCCGAGTGTCATTGCACAGACTGTGATCAAGGGGTATATAGAAATATATCCGATTGAGTGGAGTGAACAAACGACATTAATCTCAGATCTTGTTGAACAAGTTTTTAAAAAATACGGACAAAGAATTCCACTTTTTTATTCCAAAAATCTAATACAACCAACGGTAGGGAGACAAACACTTGGCTGGTTAGATATAGGAGGAATGACACTTTGGAAATTCGTTGATCTCATACAACACATGCTTGGTGGACAGTGGTTTGTTGGGGTCGACGGAAATGGATATTATTTTTTACAGGAAAAAAGAACAACTCCAATTGATAAATTATCGACTGGATTTGATTATAACGACATTGAATTTAAAGAAGACACAGAATGGATTTGGAATAAAATAAAACTATTTGTCAAAGACGAAAACGGAAGTGGATCTAAACTACTTTGCGAAATAGAAGACCTCCCTTCCCAACACAAATATGGCGTCAAAGAACCTTCGGGTGGCGGAATTGACGTCCCCGCATCATTTACGGAAGAAATCGGAATGCAGTATCTTCAAGGAATTCTCGCTGTTCGCAAGGATCCCCGATGGGTTATTACAATTAACAACGCCCCATTTAAATATTACGAATTTGGAGACTACGCCATTCCCTCGCCTCCAGGTGATTATGTGCAGACATTAGGAGTGATTGAGTCCCTAACAGGATGGGTCAACTCTGACACAACAAAGGCCGTTGTTTCCCTCGAAAATACAATGGCAATTGAGGGAGCTTTTTCTCAAAAATTTATTCTCCAAAATGCTGACAGCGTAACTTATCGGAAAACCGTCAACAGAAAAGTTTACTCATTACAGAAAATTTTATTTTGGGTCTATTGCACAGAAGCAGAAGACTGGGTAGCAAATCCCGGCGGGTCTATAATTTTTTCGGTTGGTGAAACTACATTCAACGAACACCCGTTTCCGCTATCCATCGGAATCAAGGATTCTTGGATTCCGTTCGAGTGGGATGTATCTGATTTAGGAATTCAAAAAATTGGCGAAATCGGACTTACCTTTAAAAATGCTAAAAACTGTATTCTTTATATAGACGACATTCAATTTCTATCGCACACGACTATCGACTTTGTGGTCCCACTGAAAGAAGTAGAATACAATCAGGGAACAAAAAGATTCTGTAAGTTGTCTTTTGGATCGAAAGACAACCGTTTTGAAAACTACCTAGCAGGGTATCTAACTCAAATTGAAACGCAAAAAATA